GTTATCTTCAAATTCAACACTGATAGATGACCAAGAAGATCACGAATCAGTCCATAGTAGCAGACAAGCTCTAACCTCAAGGCATGAGGTTAAAACGAGAGAATGTCTTAGTGTGCTTTGCCAAGTACTCAAAGGGTTCGGACTCAGAAATCATACCATCTCACAAGGCAGTGTCGATCACTACAATACGCTAACGGAAGCGTGTGGAGGAAAATGGATGAAAGTATGGAAATATAAACTTTCAGCCTACTTCTCCTATCACACCCAACAGCTTTTAGCTCCAAGTCCTTTTGAAGGGACTGGCATTGTAGACCATCCACACCAGCTCATAGGTGGCGCTCAAGGTAGATTCATGTCTCTATATCTCCGTACTTCTTCTTTTCCTGAACGAATGGAATTTCTAACTTCAATATTACTATTAAAGAAAGGATTACCACGTCCAGAGAAGAAGGACATTGAAGAGTCTATAGAGGAATACCTTGCCAGAATGATTAAAGAATCCGAACCAGAGGAAAGTAAACCTGAATGGCTTGTTCCCTGGAGTGATGTAGAACTCCTTCACCCTATCACAGATATTGTCGCTTCCAAAGCCACATGCATTAAGCAGTTACTAAGGACAGTCGATGAAATCTGTAAAGAGGCAAAGGAGGGAGCACTCACAACAGAGGAACGTACCAAAGCTTTCTTTCCTTCCACATCAGCTAACTATATCGCATCGAGATCTAATGGGGGGGCAGTAGGTGAACTACTTACCAACCCTTCAATACTCAATGGACTTAGAAAGCCGGGTGGATACTTGACAGCTAAGACAAACAAGGAAGAAGAGATAGAAAATGAAGATCAGGTTACAGTGGAATTTAGTGGAAAAGAGGAATTTGAAAAGGCATTTGAGACTCTCTGGCTGAGAATCTTAAAAGCAGCATCCATAGAAGAAGCTTACGCGACTCCTGTGGGTATTGCAGAACCCTTGAAAATTCGAACTATCACTAAAGGTCCACCATATATAAGCATGGTCCTCCGTGCACTCTGGAAAAAGATGTTCACGATACTTAGTAAGAATAAGGCATTTGACCTTCTTTGGAATGGCGGCGTTACAGAAGAGTATCTACTCAACCGTTTCGGAGCCAACCTTGGTCAGAATGAGGTGTTTATCAGTGGTGACTTTAGAGAAGCAACAGACAATATCAAGAGTTGGGCTAGTGAAGCAGTAGCAAATCGCTATTCTTCCCAGTTAAAACTCTATCCTATTGAAAATCGCCTCTTTATAAAGTCACTCACAGGACACACCTTTGTGCCACAAAAATCTAAACTAGATATCAAAAAACCTTTATTACAGAAGAGAGGACAGCTTATGGGCTCAATAACCAGCTTTCCAGTACTGTGTACCATAAACGCGTGTGCTTGTCGATGGGCAATGGAGCTCGCAGCAAAGAAGAAAATTCTTCTCCGCGATGCAAAGCTTGCCATCAACGGCGACGACAGCGCAATGGTGTCTACTGAAGAGTGTTATCGGATATGGAGAGTAATCACCCGAGCATTTGGACTCTATGAGTCTCCAGGAAAGACCTTTGTAGATAAACGCTTCGTGAACATAAATTCAACGAACTTTATCTATATACCTTCACTTAAGGTGGAGGAAAGGCCAGAACTTGGAACCTTCTGGGTCAAATGGGAAGATGATACTTGGCATAAACGCGAAAATCCCTACCGTCTCACAAAATATATTAATATGGGGCTCCTCAGGTCTCTAAAAAGGGCTCAAGGACAGCGAAGTCTAACCGACGAAGCTGACCCACGAAATAATATAGGTGTGAGATATAGGAAGTTAATGAACCTATGTCCTGATCCATGCAAGGAGTATGTGCACAAAGAGTTTATCGAGAATCATAAACAAATTCTCGACTGGTACCGAATTCCCTGGTATATACCTGAATGGTTAGGCGGATATGGATTAACTGGTTATCGGCATGCGTCCGAGTTGGATCGTAAGATCGCTTGGGCCATCCTCAATAACTGGAAGGTCAGAAGACCTATCCTAATCGCACAAGGCGAAACCACATGGAAAAACTGGCAGTTGGCTGAAAACCGAATGCCCGAACCACTATATACTGATAGAAAAGGATCAGGAACGGAAATCTTCACCAAGATGATGGGCCTTAAAGTTATAGACCTATTACTTGACTCGGATATCCGATTCACTGACCTTCACCAAACACCGGAGCAAGAAAAAGACGCAACCAAAAGACGATTGAAGCACAATGAGAAATTATGGAGTGCAAAGCACTACACAAATCTCCCAGGAACTCCAATGCCCGATGAAAGATTAATTTTCAAGCCCAGGTACAGTACATACAAACTCCCTCTACTCCTACATTCTAACTCAACTCTAGACTAATCATCTAGACTTCCTTCTCTCAGAACCAACAGTGGAGCTGAAATTGCAATATGCGAAAATCAGCTGCTGGCTCTACATCATATTGTCCGTCATCCGCTCGGTATTACTATCTCTCTCCAAAGGAGATACTAACCGACTTTATCCCCATCTCTCTAACGAGATTTGGCGAAACGGATGGTGGCAGACATG